AAGTCCACAGGGGCGTCCGGGCGCGCCGAAATCCCGCCCACGACCCTGTGTCCTCGCTTAATTACTTCAAACTCTTCCTTCTTCATGTTGAACAGCGGCGCGACCCGAGTGTAGTATTGGTCGCGTAGCCGAACAGCAGTAGCATAGTTGCCCCCACGCTGTACGAATTCGAGCAGGCGCTGCTCCATGGCGCCGATCACGTCTGCTGCCTTGATGGCTATCTTGGATTCGATACGAGAGTGCATCAACGTCGCTATGTTACGTGTTAGGTACTGTCCCGTAGTCCCACGAACGTGGTCGACTCGCAGGAATTCAGCCAAGCCCCCGAACGAGCACTTTGAGCGCTGCAATCTGATGTTATTAGCCAATGCCCCTGCGTAGATGTCACGCGTGACACAAAAGTTCGAGATACCCATGAGCACGTCGTCGCCATTGTGTACCGAACGACGCACAGTCCTGGCCGCCCCAAACACTGTCCTGGTGTAGATGTAATTCAGCACCGAGTTCACGAACGAAGTGAGCCTCCATCCCGACATCAAAGTGCCATTCGCTTTGTACGTGGTGCCAGTACCCATCGCGTCGTGGACGACAGTATTCGCCACCGATTCAATGGGCCAGTCGGCTGCTCGTAACTGGTCGTCAGACAGCTGCTTTGCATGCACATCAACCCAGGCTCGCATCACACTCTGCATCGCTGGTATCGAGTGCTGGCTGTTGAAGTCTTCATAGTCGATACAGAAAGGCAGGGCATAGTCTAGCACTGCGGCGACTCTGGCAGCCACGAAGCCCGGCTGCGCCTTCTTCCCGACTGGAAAGTCACTCGGCAGCGTGTCTTCGCAATTATAGAACGCGAAGTGCGTCAGCACGTAACTCGTCAGGTCTGTGCCGTATATCGCCCGCATCTTCGCCCACTCGTACTTGATTGATGACCAAGCTGCAACCTGCGGTGGCCGGTTCAGGAAGTGGTCTATGGGTACCGTCTCTTCCATGATCAAGGCTATGAATTTGTTCCGTAGCTGCTGCGTCTTCGGTAGCTTCGCGGTGTCCTCCGGATACTGGCTGTGAATTGAGCCTGAAGCTGACCACTGCCATCGCGCTGCCCAATAATCCTCCCACGTCAGCCGCCGAGGTTTGTCGGCAAACGAGTCCCTGCGAGAAAAGATGGCGACTGCTGCGTCATAAACTTTCTG